AATATTGTATCTTGCGCTTCATATCATCATCTTCACGATAATTACGGCGTATGGACAATATCTGTCCATTATCCTGACTAATTGTCACCACATACGGCACTTTTATGCCTGTGGGCTCTCCATCATCATCTTTCTCTTCATAGCCCTCTATATCCAAATCCACGTGACACTCCAATAAAGTGCAGTCATAGTCTATCTGATTTGGCGTCATACCATCAATTCTGTTGATCTCATCGCTTACAGAATCGCCCTCAGCCTGTCCCGGAAGTACAGGAATATCCAAATAAAACCCTGCTATTTGCTTTTTTCTGAGCTCATTCAGCGATATTCGCAGTGTTTGCGTAATGTTTGGGCACGTTTCAAGGTCAGAAGTCTCGTATGGCACCACTAAATGCTCTGCCGGCACGAATTTTGACACCGCTCTGCCTAAATTTTCGTCAAAATACACCTTTTTAAACGTAGAACCGGCCAGAGGCAGGTAAAAAAGCATTTGATCGAGCTCAGGGGTGTATTCTTCCATCACATTTGTAATGTAATAGTTCATAAATTGACGCACGCGCTGCGATTGTTGCTGTTTATCGCGTGTTTCGGCCCCAACTATGGCTGTTCTGACGGGACCCGAGGCCGGAAGTAGCTCATTAAAGGCTTGTGCTTGGAATTGTGTAGCTGCTTCAGCCAAAAGAGGGTGTGTAACGCCCGAAGAACCGCGAAAAGGCTGTGTTCTTTCTTCATAATTAAACCCTAACAGCTCCAAACCGTTCGCATAAGCGTCTTCCCACTCCTGACGACTAGCTTTATTAGCGTCATACTCACTTAAAAGCTCACCGGCTATACGTCCAAGCTCTCTATCAGGCATTTCTTCCGCTAAATTTGCATAAAAATCGTCACTCATGCCTCTTTGATCCATCGGCTCAAAGTCCACGGTCACACCGCCATCGTCTTCCGCAGTAATCTCTATGTCCATATTCTCCGCTTCAACATCCATGTCAACCATCGCCGTTGGCTCCATACTGCCGGGAACCTCAAGTTCTACTTCTGCGGCTAGATCTTCTGGATCAAGCTGTGATGGTATTCCTTTTTCAATAGCCATAGTAACTCCTTTTCGTTACCCTACCATAAACGGTTGGTAAGCGCCAATACCTTTTGGACCCTTAAACATATCGCGTGCAACATCAGACAATCCTGCGATACCGCCCTCCGCTTTCTTTTCTACTTTTTTTGGTAAATTTATAGTATAGGATAAAAGCTGTTTATCCCCTATCGTAGCACCTTTTCTAAATTCTCTAGGGGTATCCAATATTATTAACTCTTCTTCAGCAGGATTACCTACAAACTTTACATCTTCAATATCAATAAGTTTTTCAGTAACTACTTTTTTTTGATCTTTTAACTTTTGTAATCCCGCCTGCTCCATCATGGCTAGTGTTTCTGGATCTTTTGAACCAAAAAGTTGTAACTCGGTATAGTTTTCTACCCTTCTTACAGGTATTTTACCAGAGGGAAATGTTCGTTTTAACATTCCTTTCATTGCAGCCTCGTATGCGGGATAATCCTCATCTGTAATAGCCTCTATCAAAGCATCGCGATCGTTATTAAAAGTATAACGGTTTAGTTTTTTACCTAATTCAGGAAACTCTAAAAGAGCCCCCTCTTCATCCATAGCTTCAAATAAAGTGTCTATATCTTTTTTTGTTGTAGTTGACCCACCCCCCGCTGCTTCGGTTAAAAATTTCGCGACAGAACTACGTTGATCGCCAATACCACGACCCTTGGGCACCTCTGTGTAAGGAATATCCCCTGCGGCGGATTTAATTACATTTTTGTAATTATCGCCACCCTGTACCAAAACATTATCATACCCCTGCATAGTTTCTGCAATCTTACTCATCTCATTTGGATTAGTTACAAAATCTTTAACTTTGTCCTTTGTCATTAATTGATCGTAGTTCTCTATCGGAGTGTCCGCACGTATAAGTCCGTGTTTCGCGGACAATATGGCGACATCTACGTTTTCCGGTACGCCTGCTTTTTTAATTGATTGAAAGATAGGACCTAAATATCGGTCTAACGCTTTCATATTACCAACGTCCGGGCATTTAGTACTACCACAGGACACAATCAATAACTGACGGCCTTTTTTAGAATCTGGACTAAATAAGCTAGTGCTTTCTCGTAAACGTAAATTACCTCCGCTCATCCCCAATCTATTTGGATCTGCTTCAATGCGTCTTGCAAAATCTACAATTTTACGTCCGCCTTTAGCCGCTAAATCACCCAGCCCCGGAATAAGACCAGCGATACCCGCAGCCCCCAATCCCGCTACAACATATGGATTAGGCTTTGGCTTACCGAGCTCCTCGCGTATATCTTTATACGTAACATACTCACTAACGCCCGGTAGAGATTCAAAAGCAAATGTTCCTATGCCTTTGGCAATGTTAGCCATCCGCTCTCTAGTCTGTGGAGCTGCAAAAGGGTTAGACGTAAGTTCTGTCATTAATAATACGCTCTTACTTGCACGTTGTTGTCATCCTCATCCCAATCGTCCGTTGGTAGCTGCACAAAATTACCCTGACGATACCGCATCAAAGCCTGTGTCATACTATCCACAAGGTCATCATACTCCCCATTTGGAAAAGCCGCAACCTCCTCTATCATCTCATCCGCAAACTTCGTGTCTGGTGCGTACACCATGCCCGCTTCAAAAAGCACCGATACAGAGTGCACGCGCGTCACCTTATCATTACCTTTACTCGGTGTAAAGTTAACAACAGGTATACCCATGTTCCGTAGTTCGTGGGTTAAGGGCAAGCCCGTCGCTTTCGCCTCTATAATAATCGTATCCGGCTCCCAATACTTATATTGCTCCAACGCTACCTGCTTTAACTCAGGAAAGTCCCACCGATCCTTCTGACTATCTAGCAGTATCAACGCCGGGGGTCCCCCTGCTTCTTCGGGATAAAACACGCCCCATGTCGTGATCGCACTATAGTCCGATGTCTCTCTCTTCGTAAACGCCGTATCGTAGCTCTGTATCACATACTCAAGATTGGGTACATTCTCTTTGTCCCACTTCTTCCACCACTCTCTTGGTATGATCGCATTCTCCTCACCCGTCGGATTCTGCTGATACTGCGCGTTCCATTTACTCGGCGGTATAGATGCACGTACCGCGGTCAAATCATCGAGGCTCCAGAACTCAGGCCAACAAGGTGAGCCATCCTCAAAGATCGCCGGTAATTCCACAACCTCCCACTGGTCCGCTAATTCATCTTTTGCCATCGCACGCAGCAACTGTCCCGTCATATCCTTCTCGGACCATCTTGTCTGCACCAACACAATACTGCCTCCCGGCTGTAGTCTCTGTCGGGGGCCCCCAGTATACCAGTCCCACGCATCGTCAAAACCCGTATTCGACATTGCTGTCTGCTCCGAGTGTGGGTCATCTATAATCACCAAGTCTCCACCACGACCCGCTAAGTTCGAACCAACCCCAACCGCATAATACATACCCCCCGATGTCGTGTCCCAACGACCGGATGCTTTACTGTCCGCTGACAGATTAACAGACGGAAAGATATCCTTATAGTCATCACTATCTATAAGGTTCTTGGTCTTACGTCCAAAGTTCACGGCCAGCTCCGTGGTATGCGTCGCCTGAATAATCTTCATCTTAGGATTCTTACCCATCATCCACGCCGGAAACAAAAAGCTTGCAAACTCCGACTTGGTATGTCTCGGGGCCATATTAATAATCAAACGCTTTAGCTCACCGCGTGCCACACGCTCCAACTTCTCCGCAATAATCTTATGATGCCGCCCCGCAATAAAATCCGGCCACATATTTTTTACAAAAATTAAAAAGTCCTCCTGACACCTTTCGTTCTTTTCTATTTGTGCCAGTCTAAGTTTAAGCTTGACCTCCTGTTCTGAAACATCCATCAGGGGGCCCCTACAATCTTAAAAAACATATCGTCCCAACGAAACGGCTGCATACAATGAAACTCCGGCTTTTTATCTTTTAATCCGTCCATCTTCAAATCTACGGCATCTTCTGCCTTAAACAAAAACATTTCCGCACGCTCCGACGGCTTCGTCTGTTTCTTAATTTCCAT